ATTTTTATCAAATAAATTCAAACAAAATTTTATAAAATAACTTTGCTAAACTTTGGCAAAAATAACAAAATTAAACAGTTTCAAATCTATAAATTAGATAATTGGTTTTTCAGAGGTTCCCTAATTATTTGCCTCTTGTGACTCATGCAAAACTAGTTTTTTACTTCCTGGAATATGAGTTTGAATATCAATAATTTGATAATCTTTGCCATCAATTTCTATCTTATCGCCCTGATTAATTTTCGGATAATAAGCAGGTAGATCAGCATTTCTAACAAAGATTACAATTTCATTTGAGCTAATATCAGCATCGGTTGCCTTATTGCTTACCTCCTGATAATTTTCATGGAAATCACCATTAATTTCAAAAGGTGCAAATTGATTATTAGCAGGAGTGATAGTTGTAATTCTGCCAAAAATCTGAATTGATGGCTTGTTTACAAAACCATCAAAATCAAACATTTGGTAGATTGTTTATGTCATTATTATTGACAATTACTTCATCAGAATTTTCAGGTAAATCAATTACTTCATTTGAATTATCACCTGCCTTTTTATCATCTTTTTTAGCATCATTTTTGTTCTGATTTTTAGAAGATAATTTTTTGTTATTAGTAGGTTTTTGATTCTTATTCTTATCCTCGTCCTTACTTTTCTTATCTTCTGATAAATCAGTTAGATTATTCAGCAAAGATTTTGAAACATTGCCAGATATAATAACAATCTCTTCACCTTGCTTAAATTGCACAGGTTCAAGAACTATATAAGTATCCTTTGATTTTTGCTTTAATGAAGATTGCCTAATGCTAGCTTGGGAACTGGAAAGTTTTAAAACTATTCCAACTCCCAAAATTGCAATATGACCTGTTACTTTATATTTTGTACTCATAGTTTTTTCTTAATTATGATTTAATTAACTGAGTAAGGCATGCATGTTGCCAGAAGCCATAACCAACATTTCTCCAAGTATCGACACCATACCAATGTTTATCATGCTTAAATTCTAATTCAGAACCTTCGGCAATTGCCTTTAGTTGTACATTCTTTTCTTCTTGGCGAATAAATGGTTTAACCGAACTATCAGTTCTAAAGATAGCAAATTTATCTGACCAACCAAGCCTTGGATTTTGTGCTATGGAAATATCAACTTCATCAAGCACTTTAACCATATTTGTTGATCCGCCAACAGTTAGCGGAACAGCGATGGCAGATTTTGCTAAATACCATAAAGAGGTTGGAACAACCACTAAAAACTTGCTAGCATTTTCATTCATAGGTTCACCTTGATCATCTTTAAATGATAGGATTTGCTGAATAGTTTTAAGAATTGCTAAGCGAAGTGCAGCTTCACTAGGGTTGCTAGCGTCACCAACTGCACCACCATCAATTTGACTTGCAAATGCAGTTAAATCGACTTGGATTTTATTGCTTTGAACAGGGCTGTTTCCATCCTTATGGTCAGTATCGAAGTAATATTGTCCATCATAGCAAACAGTGCTTTCACCATTGATTATAAGCTTGGAAAGTAATTGAGCCCAATGTGAATTGGTGCGATCAGCTAATTCATTAATTCTAACCTCAATTTGACCAGTTTTATCACGCCTTAAATCAACTAAAGGAATTTCTAAAGTTGCCTCAAAATGTTTATTTTCAATGGTTAATCCATTAGTGGTGAAGCCTTTTGCCTGTCTGCCACCAACCCAGTTTCTCATAACCGGTACTTGACCTAGCCATTTATAGGTTTCTGATTCCTGATCAGAAGTAAAATAATTTGAAACTGCCTCAACCCAAGCCATGCCTGATTTTTGATTTAGTCTCTTGTAATAACGGCCAATAATAGCCCTTGATGATAATTCTGCTAAACTCATGATATTTTCTTTAAATTGATTGTTATTAGATTTAAGCTGGAGTCACTCTTGCTACGTCAAAATCAACGATGACTTCATCGCCTAATTGATGCCTGATAATTTGACCGATATAAACTGATGAAGTATTGGATAGGGTAAATGTATTATCATCAGTGGCATAAATGCTTTTACCAACATCAGTTAAGGCGGCACCACTTAATTCCAAAGTGACATTTCCTCTTCTTTTTACTCTGATATTTTTTTCACCATCAGAAGCGTTAGTAGCATCAATGTTATCCTCAGCAAAACCCAAGAATTTATCGCCAACTTGCAAATCCCTGACATAACCAGAAGCAACTTCTAAGCCGACAGCCGCACCCTGATAAATTAATTCTCCACCAAGAACAGGAAACTCATTAATATCTCCTAATTCATAAACTCTATTTGTATCTGTTGTTAATTTAACCATGATTTTTTCTTATTTATTGTTTGATAAAATTCTTACCTGACCGCTTTCATTTGCTTTGGCAAAAGCGTGGTATGCGTCAAAATCCTCACCAAATTCAGCTCGAATTTTAGCATTAGATTCCCATATTGATTTGGCTCTGGTTTCAAGAGGTGCATCTTTTGGAATTTGTTTTTCTCCTGAGTCAGATTTATCAATATTTGGTTCAATTTTAGGGATTTCTGCTTCTGCCTTTTTTGTATTAGCCAAATAATCTGAAGCTTTGTTTTTTTCTGCTGCGATGATTTTTAGAGCTAATTTTTCAGCAGTAATTGATCCGTCTTTTTTAGCTTCCTCAATTAAATCTTCATGACCAGGTAAAGCAGCCGATTCAATAGCAAGTATTCGATCTCGCTCTTGTTTTTTGCCAGCTTCAACACCTTCATTGAAAGCTGATTTTTTAATATCTTCTGATACTTCCTGTATAATATCTTTGGTAACATCAGGAAATTCTTTTTTGATATAATCGGCAGTTATTTCCTTTTTGGAAATATCTGCGTTAGTTTGATTTTCTTTATTGCTCATAATCTGATTATTTATTGTTATTGATTGATTTTGTTGATTTAATAGACCCAAAACTTCTTCATAAGTTCCAAGTGCGTCAGCCATATTTCGCTTAACGGCCTGCCTACCAATTACTACGCCACCACCTCCAAAATCTGCTTTGATAATTTCTGGTGTAATAGATCGATATTTGGCAATGGATTCAATGAAAGTAGATTCTAGATCATCAAGTTCTCGCCGAATTTCTGCTAAACCTTCCTTAGTTTTAGGATCAGGTCTTTTTAAATTGGCATTACTTGAAACGATCTCGATATTTTTATAGCCATCCATATCAGGTTGTTCTTGAACTGGAATTGTTGTTACAACTCCAATTGATCCAACCAAAGCTGATGGATTAACAAATATCTTCTCAGTGGCGCTTGCTAACCAATAAGCAGCGGATGATCCATTTCTGCCAATATAGGAATAAATTGGCTTTTTTGATCTTCCTTTAAAAATCATCTCGGCCATTTCATAAGGGCCAACAGCAACACCACCAGGAGAATCAATATCTAAAAGAATTGAAGTCACCTCGTTGTTATTTAAAGCCTCACTAAAATCCTTGGCTAAATCTTCTAGTGAAGTTCCACCAGCAAATAGACTAAAAAGAGTTGTTCTGGCTGTTATTACTCCATGGACTGGAATAATTGCTGTGCCATCTCTAATTGAAACCGATCTGCTATTGTTTAGCGGTTTTTCTGATCTGGTAGAAAGCGATTCTTTTGATATAGCTTTCAAATAATCAGGTTCAATCGCCCAATATTTACCTATTTTAAAAAGGTCATTCATCTGCTTTTTCTAAATTGATATTGTCTTGTTTTGCTTGATTACTAATGCCAGCTTCCTGCTTTAAGGAATGTTCCTTTAAAATTTGTGGATATTTTCTTTCCCAATCGCCACCAGTTAAAATGGCGGTTTCTTCAGCTAGAGTAGAAATACCCATATTTACACGAAGCTCTGCTGCTTTAACTTCTTTTAGCTGATCAATTTGACCTCTTGGTGGGCCAATCCACTGAGCTCCTAAATAAGCATTTTTAATTATTGGATTATTAAAAAATCCTGGCGCTTTAAGTAAGCCTTTGGCAATAGCTTCACTTATTACCATTTCATAAACTGGCTGACATAATTGTATTGCTAGCCAACTTCTCCTTGATGAAAAAAATTTCCATGCTTCAACAAGAGCTGCCTGCGCTGCTGAATAGCTTGCTGTGAAATGCTTAATTAAAATTTCAAAAGGCAGTTCTAAAGCTACGCCAACTTGCCTTAATATCGCTTGCACAAAAGGATCAAATGCTTGATTTGGTCTTTTAGGATCAGCGATTTCAATATTTTCATTGGGTTGCAAATCAAGAATTGCACCTGGTGCTAATTTATAATCTCCATCATTTCTCGAACCTCCCACTTCATCCAAAGGGGTCATTGGTGATAAACCTTCTTCATCTTCTGATTTAACAAAAACAGTGAACATGGCAGATATTACTGCTGACATGATTTCTGCTTCAGTGTAGCGATCTAACTGCTTTAAGCTTTCAATTACTGGAGCAAGATATGGAACTCCTCTTGTAAGTCCTGGTCTGATTCGATTAAAAATATGAAATACCTGTCTATTGTCATATTTATCAAAAGCAGGGATTTTTACATATTTTTTGCTTTTCTGACTTTGATAATCATCTGGATGCTGATTGCAAATATGGTAAGCAATTGGCGCTCCATTTTTATCAACCTCAACTCCAGCAATTAGTTTTTCTGTATTAGTTTTATAATCAGGATTTGAAACTCGATCTGCTTCAACTAACTGTAAACTAAGATCAATTAACTTATTTGACCTAGGGACAGTTCTTTTAATGATAAAAATATCACCACTTTCAAGAACTGATCTTAAAATCAAATTCTGAATTTCAGAAAATGTCTGACTTCTGGTAATATCACAATCTGTATTTTCTGCCCAATTTCTAAAAATTCGCTCAGCATTTCTTTCAAATTTATCAAACTCAGATTCATCTTTAAAAAATGGCTTTAAAACTTCACGATCAATATGAGATTGAACTTTTAAGCCAGTTCCAACCACATTGGTGACCACTGTATTAACTGCGCCACAAGCAAGAGGTGCATTTCTAATTAAATCACGAGATCTTTCTCGAAGTGCTGGCAAATCAGGCAATGTCACATTATCAGCAGATCCATCAGTGATATCCCAACTTTTGGTTTGCCTTCTATCACGCCTTGCACCAACATATCCTCCAGCAATAGAAAGTCTGGCTCTGGCTTCTAATCTTTTTAGACCGATTTGCGGGCTAAAATAAGATATGGTTTTATCCAGCCAGTTATCAGATATTTTTAATTTTCTACTCATGGGGAATGATATTTCTAACTCTTATTCCGCCTCGTTTTTTTCTTTTAATTTGAACCAAAAGTCGCTTTTCTCTTTGTTCCAAAACAGCCAAATCTGCCTTTTTAACTCTTTGGCCATTATAGCTTGCTTCCTGAGCATTATTTAAAACATCCGAGATAGCTTGCTGGACTTCTGTTAGTTGTTCTTCTAAAGATTTCATGAGGTTTAATTTATTCCTTTGCTTCGAACTCGTCTTGTTATTGAAACTCTGCTAGTTTTTTGACTTTGAATACCAGGATCAGATTCACGAAGAGGGATTTCTGCTAATTTGTGAGCGAGTTTGTTTAGATCTAATTTCCAATTTCTAACCAAACCACGAAGTGCTGCAAAAGCATAAACTCTACAATCTAAACCTTCGGTTGCTTGACCTTCTTTTCTTGGTTGCCATGATCTAACTGGTCTGCCTTTAACATATTTGGTTTTTACAACCTCAGAAGTTATTTGGTTAAACCATTCTTGATCTCGCTCAATTGGAAAATGCCAATAACCAGCACCTGATTTCTCAATACGAAGTCTTTGCATTAAGGTTTCTTTGGCATCATTTACACCAATTACATAAACTGGTTTTTTAAGTCGTTTATTTTGACTTGCCCTTACTGGCCAGATCGGAACACCATTACCATTAGAACTTCCTTTGATAGCAAAGATTCTCTTATGTTTTCGCTCATCGCAGTAATTGATGACATGATCAGTGTAATGACCACCAGAATCGACCGCCACGGCAGTAATTGGAAAATTACCAAGATTTCTTGAATGGATGAATGTATGATTTAAAATCTTATCTAAATCATTCCATAAATCAGGAGTTGATGGATCGCCATAAATCACCTGATAATCAAGTGACCATGATTCTTCATCTT